TGCCATGTTTATATCCTTTTTTATAATTTGGTAACAGCTAAGGGCTGTAAATCCTGCTTTTTTTTTAACTAACGAGGTGAGGAGATTAACTTAAAAGAGAATCTATACCCCGATTAGAATCGGCAGCAAACCCCACTAATTTTTTATAATGTGTTTTAACAAATAAGCCATCACCCCATCTAGGGTGCGCCCGTCATTGTCATTAATGGCCACCTCAATGTTGTGTGTGTTGTTGGCTGGATCATGATGCGCATTTGGATAAATATCCACCAAGACAAATAAATCAAAAACCTTTGTTTTTTCGGCAATGGTTAAGTCTTTTATTATTAAAGTGATTGAACTCATAGCGCAACCACGGCCATGCCAATGATGATGATCTGAGTTAATAGGATAATTTCTAAAATAATTTCTTTCATGATTGCCTCTTTTGTTGTTTAATTTAATACCAACTTAATTGGTATAGCGAGGAATATACCATCATAATTTAACTTATGCAAACTAAATTGGTAAAAAAAGTTAAAAAAATGCCAACTTGTAGAGTTGGCGATTAAATTAAAGGGATTTTAACAAGTCTTGAGCGTGCGGCAATAAGTTAAAGGTTTTACCATTGTGAGTAAAATTTTGACTAATAGCTAAAATATCATCTATGTGATAATAAAAATCTATGCTATCGCTTGTTTTAATTTGGTTGTTATAAGTCAAACCCTCAATTGCGGATAGTGACATGCTAATAGCTGCAAGCCAGGGCAGCATGACCGTGTGATTCTCTGTTGCAAGTTTTTCAATGATCGGATCAAGCGTAATAGATCGCGGGGGGGGGGGGGTGTTATATTGGGTTTTTGTTGAGTTGAAATCATAAAGCATTTTATCTCCTATATAGTTAGCTTTTTTGTGATCTCCTCAAATCCTGGGGGTATTATACACAATGCAAAATGTTTTGGTATTAATATGCACTATAAAATATTCTTATTATAAATATCAGTTACTTGCGCCACGATTTCAATGTCACTAGATAGGGCTAATGACATATTTTTATTAATAGAAATTACATACATTTTTTTACTTTCATCCATTTTAACTGGCTGATCAGTTGTCAACAATGATCCTTTGTTGCTTTTAACTATCCCGGTGTCATCTGATGTTGTGCCATGAAACAGATAATCTATTGATACATCTAATATCTTTGACAATTCAAGTATATAGCGCGGATTAGTAACTTTACCAGACTCAAGGTTTTGAATACTTTGATAGGGAACGTTGCCCACCAGCTTGCCCAATTCAGATTGTGAATAGCCTTTTTGCTTACGCAAATCTCTAACTCTATTTGCTAATGTCATTTTTTTTCTCTCCTTTTACAAATTTAATTATACATTACCAATTTAATTTGTATATAATCTAAAACCATGAAAAAAGTAATAGAACATTTTGGGTCACAAGTTAAGTTGGCCAATGCACTTAATAAAAAGTTTGATCTCAACATAACCACCAGCCATATTTACTACTGGATCAAATGTGGTGTACCAATCAAACGAGCCAAGCAAATTGAAATACTAACTGCTGGCTTATTCAATCGCCAATACCTAAGACCAGACATATTCGATTAATTAATCAGTTTAATTTTAACATACAAAATAATTTTGCACCATAGGGGGATGTAGATGATAGTCAAACAGTGTAAAGATGAACTAAACAATATTAAAAATCTAATTAAACAAATTAGAAACATTGAGGATCAATCGCTTAGGCATGAACTTTGCGAATCAGCGATTGAACTTTGTGAGGATGTGATCTCGGAAGTTGAGGCGCGCAAATGAGTCAAGATGTGTTTTCAATCGTACCTATTGAGGTTATTCAAGATCCACGACTTACTAAGCGTCAAATTAAAGTATTAATCGCCTTATTATCATTCAGAGGCAAAAACACCAACACCGTATGGCCAAGCCGTGAAAAACTATCACAACGGTGCAATCTACCCGTCACACGAATATCACAAACAACCTCAGAATTGGTTGATCTTGGGTGGCTAACCAAAGACGGCAAGGGTGGTTTTTCAAAATCAACCCGCTATCAAATAACAGTACCCAATTTGGTAACGGTTACCAAATCAGTAACGGTTACCAAAACGGTAACTCCAACGGTTACCAAAACGGTAACGGGCATGGGGGTTACCAAAACGGTAACGGGCAAAGAACTAACCAAGAACATAACCAATAGAACTAAAAGGGGGAATAAGCGTTTTAATCCTCCAACTATTGATGAAGTTAGCAATTATTGCTTTGAGCGTAATAATCGAATTGATGCCGAATCGTTTATTAATTTCTACCAATCCAAAGGTTGGATGATCGGCAAGAACAAAATGAAGTGTTGGCAGTCGGCTATTAGAAATTGGGAAAGTCGACAAAATCAAAAAAACAAATCATCACACGTGCATGCAGCCACTTTGGCAGCGCAAGGCATTGACATCGACACCGGACAATCGTTCGGCACCGGACTTGAGCAAATAGAGGGGTTATTGAACTAATGAATAAAGAATATATCAAAACAGCCAACCTTGTATTAGGGTATTTGGAATTGCGGTTTATTAATCAACACAAAGATGCTGAGATTGCTGAGAAAGAAAGGCGGATCTGGGCTGAGCAGTTGGAAAGTAAGATCGAACCAGAGCGAATCACTCAGCCAAATATCGTAAAGGCTTGTGACTTATGGGCTGATATTAACGGCAAAGGCTTTGCACCAACGGTGGATCAATTTATTAATTGCTTGAAAAAAGTCAGCTATACACCTGCGGTGGCATTGCCAGTGAGTGAAACCGATTATTTAAGTTTGTGGAATGAAGCTGATGACAAGGGCAAATTTAAATTCTTTATTGATTATCCGTTTGATCGGGTGCCGCCTATTGTGCGCAAACTGTTTTGTGACTACAACGCACAACACCGCGGATGGACGGGCAACGAGTCAGACAAAATGATGCGCTATCATGCCAAACCATTTGCCAATGCCGGCGTTGGTGCGGTGACTAATAATCAACGTGAGATCCTAGCTTATTTTGTAAAAAGGAAAGCGGCATGAAGTATCACAGTAAAGGTGAGTGCATCAAGGTGGCTGAGGCTATTAAAAAGCAGGTGGATTATTTGCTGTTTGCTATTTGGAATGATGATGGTAAAGACTGCGAGCATCATTTGGATCAGATTAGGCAGTTGACTGATCAATTAAAGGGAGAGGTAAATGATTGAAGTTGTATTTGGTTTAATGATTTTGTTTACAGCGATGATGCTGTATATGTTTTTGGGGGATTAATATGGAGTTTGTTATGTTTGGATTGGGAATGGTTACGGGCGCGGGCTTGATGTTTATTTACAAATGCAAATGTGATGCAGACCGTGTGAGTGAGAATGTGCGCGAGGGTACACATGCGTATTTGGTGCGTGAGCATCTTGAGCGTGGTATGGGTATTGATGCTCACTATGCGCGCAAGAACTTTGGCATTAAGAATCTATCATCCACCATTGATAAGCTGCGCAAGGCAGGCGTTGAGGTGCGATCGGTTAAAGATGATAAAGGCCACTACTACACGCTATGAAATTACAACAACGAGTAGAAGTGAGGATTGGCGAGCCGGTGGCCAACTTCTTGGCGCGCAAGGCTGAGCAAGGATCAACCATTAGAGATGCGGCCAACTCTTTGGATGTGTCTTACACCACATGTTTTAAATGGCAACGGGTGTATCAGATCCAATTCAAAGGTCGCAACCCATATACCAAGTGGAGATTGAAATGAGCGGGATAAAGATTAATGTTGAGGCTGATATTAAAGCCATGAGCAAACACCTAAGATGGTCACAACGTGAGGTGATACCCAAAGCCTCATCACGTGCATTGAATGATGTGGCGGCAAAGGCAAAAACTGCATCAGCTAAATCAATTGCCAAAGGTGCAGGCATTAAACAGAAAGCATTTAAGAAATCAATCGTGGTTGTTAAATCAACCTGGAGCAAACTTACTGCAATGGTTATATCTGATCGGTGGCGTGCTAATTTGATTGAGTACACGTCAACGCGCCAGACCAAGCGCGGTGTTGCATCGACAGCCTGGGGCAAGCGCAAGACTTACAAAGGCACGTTCATTGCCACAATGAAGAACGGCAAACGATTGGTGATGGCTCGCAAAGGATCACCACGCCTGCCGATCAAATCTATTTGGGGTGCGTCAATCCCAAAGGTGTTTGCAGAGCAAGCAACCAAGCAGGCGATGGATCAAGCAGTGCGATCAAACTTTAAGAAAAGATTTAAGCACCACATTGCTTTTTATCTGAGCAAGAAGTGAAAAGGTACTCCTGCGGACTTTGCAATACGGGTGGACGCAGCGCCCAAAATTTGATTAGTTATAGGGTTTATTTAAGCACTTCGTTATCATTAATAATCAATGACTTACAAGGATTAACAAGATAATGATTGAGCAGAAAATTATGACATTGCAAGAGCTGAGTGAGTTTTTGATGTTAACGGATCGGCGCATTCAGCAACTCAAAGATGCGAATGTAATTGTGAAGATTGATCGTGGTCAATATGACTTTGTGCAATCAACGCAAGGCTATATTAATTTTTTGCGTGAACGAGCATTTGGCGGGGTGGCAAATACTGATCAGCACGGGGAAAAAACACGCCTCATAACTGCCCAGGCAAATATTGCTGAGATGAACGATGCAGAACTTCGAGGGGATTTGGTGCGAGTGGATGAGATCCGCCGCTCGATATTTACCGCTGCGCGTGGCGTGCGTAATTCGTTGCAAACGGTGGCTGATAGATTGGCACAACCTTTGGCCGGTGAAGATGATCATCATGAAATACACGCAATGATTGAGAATGAAATTAATCAGATCTTGCATGAGATGGAAAGTGAGTTTAATAATTTGGTGAGTGAGCCAGTGGACGATGAGCCAGAAACAAATACCACTAGTTGATGTAGCCGGCGAGGGCTTAACTTTTGATGCGATCGTCAGAGGTTTAAAGCCCGACCCGCAAGAGCCGATGAGCGAATGGGCGGATGAATATCGCCTGCTCGGACAAACTTATGCGGCCGAACCTGGCAAGTGGCGTACCGACCGCACGCCGTATTTGCGCGAGATCATGGATGCATTTTCGCCGTCATCACGATGTGAATTTGTAACGATTATGAAAGGCGCACAGCTTGGATTTACCGAAGCACTTACCAACATGATCGGCTACATTATCCACCGCGCACCCGGCCCGACAATGATGGTGCAGCCTACGCAAAACCTGGCAAAACGATATTCAAAACAACGCCTGGCAACCATGATCCAAGACATGCCAGTGCTTCGTGGGTTGGTGGCAGATCCTCGCGCAAGAGATAGCGGCAACACCACCACCTCAAAAGCATTTGACGGTGGCGTTTTGTTTATTGCCGGTGCTAATTCGGCGGCGGATTTGCGATCTGTACCCGTGCGCTATT